CTATCAACTGGAGGCAAACGCTCACAAATTCGATCAACAGCCCGCAAAACAAAGTTTACAATGACAACGGAATTAGCAAAAAAACCGCCAACAACGGCGTTAGCGAAGATTTCAAGCGTGGAGTTCTTGAAACGCTACTCAGTGGCGGCAATACAGAGTAGCTGCCGCCGTATGCAGTCGGCCGTGGCTTGTGCCGAATCCCAAATGCCGGTGTTATCTGTATTGCGAGCGACATACGGCGAAAAATGGACGGCTGCATATCTGGTACTTTGGATCGTCAATGTACAGGAGTTTTTCAATATTTCAGCCAAGATGAACGACGCACAGGTAACGGAAACGGCCTACATGATTTTGGACGATTTCTGGGCGTTGAACCTTGCCGATGTAAACCTGGTATTTACCAATGCCAAACGAGGGCAATACGGACAACTGTACGGACGAATAGACGGATCGATCATATACGGTTGGTTTCAGACATATTTCGAGGATCGATGCAATGCCTGCGAGAACCGTACGATACGGCAAGCCGAGGCTATGGGCAGCGATCACCCGGTAACAGACGCCAAAGCTGCGGAGTTTATCAAATCGCTTATCAACAAAAAAGCGGAAAAGATTGCAAAATAGACGGAATCATCGAATTGAATTTAACGGACTAAAGAAAATGAAAAAATACACACAAGCGGATTTCAACGCCTTCGAGGTGATCGACGGAAACGGGGATAACCGATGATCTCTTATGACCCACGCATCACTATTCAGTGGGATCGGAGGGTTCGACCTCGCCGCCGAGTGGGCTGGCTGGACGAACGCTTTCAACTGCGAGATCGATCCTTTTTGCCGAACCATACTCAAATACCACTTTCCCAATGCAAAGCAATACGAAGACATACGAACAGCAGATTTTACCATTTGGAAAGACCGTATCGACGTGCTTACCGGTGGATTCCCGTGCCAGCCGTTCTCGCTCGCAGGAAAGTGGCGAGGCACAGAAGACGATCGCTACCTGTGGCCCGCAATGCTCGACGTTATTCGGACTGTTCGACCGCGCTGGGTCGTTGGCGAGAACGTTTACGGAATCGTTAATTGGTCGGAAGGGTTGGTCTTCGAACAGGTGTGCGCTGACCTGGAGGCGGCAGGATACGAGGTGCAGCCGTACATTATTCCGGCTTGCGGTGTCGGCGCTCCCCACCGTCGGGACAGATGCTGGTTTGTCGCCCACCGTGCAGACGCAGGGACTGAAACGATGCGTGAACGGTCGAACGGAGTTCATGCCGACAGTATTGCTTCCGACACCCCATGCCTCGGACGCATCACGCGGAGGTCAAAAAGTAACCGGACTATACAAAACGAGAAAATCGGGTCTAACATATATGTCCCTGTTGAACGATCTGGCAGTAAGCGGACTTTTACCGACCCCGACAGCGAACGATGCGAAGAATGTAACGCTTCCGGCCAGTCTGGGCATACGCAAGGGCGGACTACCCAAGAAGGCGATGCAAAACGACGAATACCGGACTGGAACGGGTTCCCGACTCAACCCCCTGTATGTGGCGGAGATGATGGGTTTCCCGGCGAATTGGCTGGTATCGCCTTTCCTCTGTGGCGCCGGGAAGCCGTCAAAGCCTGCGGAAACGCCATAGTCCCGCAGGTGGCATTGCAGATTTTTGAAACGATAAACGAATACGAAAGGAAATGAAAAAACGCTTACTTACAAGTTTTCTTATTGGAACACTGACAATTGTTTTACGTGGTATTATATACGGGGCCCCCTATCGCTCGATTGTATGGGGCGTAATATTGGTTATTCTTACTATCTCCGTCATTGCAATTGGGATAGCGACAACCGGAATCTACGATTTGTTGAAGCAGGGGATGAATATCGACACACTGTATATCAATGGCGGAATCCGCTTTTTCGACAAAAGCAAGGCCGACAACCCCGATATTGAGGAGATTCAAAACGATCGGAGGAAATGAAAAAAGTAATGTTCAACGATCTTTACGAGTAGTTTACGAATTTGAATTGGTGAAACAGCAAGATTCGCTGCCGAACATTGCAAAACTTTCAAACATTTTGAAATATGAGAGAAATTAAATTCCGGGGCAAGCGCCTCGACAACGGGGAATGGATCGAGGGCGACCTTCTTCGAATGAACGGCCATTGGTTTATCTTCCTCGATCCTGCGCCGGAAGGGATTGATAAATACGCGGTCGATCCTGCCACCGTCGGCGAGTTCACGGGGCTGAAAGACAAGAACGGTAAGGAGATTTACGAGGGGGGGGGATGTGATGGAAATACCCGAAACTGATTTCAACGCAGAGATAATTGGCCGGGTTCTCTTTGAGGAAGATGCGTATTATATCATACCCTTACGCGGTGGCCATCTTTGGGGGCTGCACTGGTCACTCCGGAAACATGATGCGAAGATCATCGGCAACATCCACGACAACCCCAAATTTCTGAAAGGAGGTGAGCAATGAAAGGCGAAGTGTTTGGAGTTGCGCTTTTTGGAGCGCCGTACTTGTATCAAAGCGCTGACCCCTATTTCCATGTGAAAATGAAAACGCTTGGATTACGACGAGGCTCCCCTTTGATTTGCGGGCTTCGGCATAAGGCGATATTGGCGAATAACTATGAGTATTGGCTATGCGACTATGACGAAGAGGATGATTTTTGTCGTAGATTCGGGATAACCCCTACTCATACAGTGGAAGATTTTGTGGAAACGATTAAGGCATTGAAAAAGGAGTATGAAAAGAAAAAAGGCCCAGGAGTTTATTGACAGGGCTATGAAACATATTGTAGCCGATTTGTCTGACCACGGCAAATGGCAACTTCGAACGGCAATGACTACTACAGCCGAACTCGCCGAGCAGGAAGCCGAGGAAAGAATGTGGAATAAAGCTATCGAAGCATTTTGCAAGGATTGTCCAATTTACTCAATACAAACAAGTAATGGGGGAAATTGCCCCGATTGTAGTGCATTAAACGCATTCAAACAAAGACTGAACGAGGAATGAAATTCACAACCCCTTGCTTTGTCCGCGTCGAGGATGCGGAGAAGCGAAAAGATGTGATCGAGTGGTGTATGCATATTGGCTATGAATATATTTATCCCCCACAAGAAGAGAGATTAGGCGATAAGGTAATATGTGACACTTATTGTGTCGGCGTGGCTCATGACGCACAAACATTCACCGCCTTGAATTGCATAGACTGCGGCACCAACATCGAGCTGTTCAGGGCGCTGGCGGCGATGAACAACGAGAACGATCAGGAGCAATGGTACTCATATACGGAATATCCGACTAATGAGAGTAAAAATGGGGTTAGACGGCTTATTTTTAACGAACATACGCGATTCGATTCTTTTGTAGATGTACCATCAGGTTATTACCGCAAGGCTACAGTCGAGGAGATCGTCGAATATTTCAAAAACAATGAGAAATGAAAACAATTGAGGAAAGAATACAAGAATATGTGGCCAATGCCTGGGTCGAACTTGATCAATTCAATGAAGACCATGTAACTTTTGAAAATATCGTTACATCCGCCTGTGTTGTTGGCGCTAATTTCGAATATGAGGAATTGACCCGCTGGCGTGATCCGAAAGAGGAGCTGCCGCAAAATGGACAACTCGTGTTGTGTAAAACCTCTGATAAGAAACTTCCATTTGTCACTGTTAAATATGACCGTTCTGAATGGTGGATATATGTGTATCCCGGATGGGCTGGTATTGGTCATAAGATTATCGGCTGGCGGCCGATTCACGAAAATGAGTAAGATGCTCTGTGCATTTTGACTAACCAAGAATATCTATGAACACGAAACTCAAATCAGACTACGAAAAAGCCTGCAACGCCTATTTGCAGGCTTTTTGCGAGAAACACGGCTATGATTATGAGGATGCTACGCGGAGCTGGGTCGGCGGCGATGTCGGCGGGATCACCGAATGCGCGGACTATATAGTTGGGATGGATGACATCATCACCGACATAGACCGGGACGCTCCGGAAGATGAGTTTGTAAAGTATTACGATTACTGTCTGCGGGTGGGGAGTATCGCCTGCGGCAAAATTAGTACGCCCAATTACAGCAGCTGGCTCTCGGGGTGTCCACGCATGAGTGAAGAACAGATCACCCGGCTGGAGGAGTTGCAGCGGGACATACGCAAGGCGGAAGAGATTCTGGAAAATGAAATCGAACGGACAGGCAACCTGTTTTGAATTACTACGGATAAACCTATCTTTGTTTCATAATAACCATCAATTTATGAGTGAAATTATCAATATTGTCCTGCGATTAGACAAAATTCCACGCGATAGAATCAGGGAAGTTGCGCGTCAGGACGGCAAGGTGGGAATGGTTGTTAATTTGTCGGTCATTGCCGTCAAAGGAGGCGTAGATCAGTATGGGAACAGCCATTTTGTCGTTGTTCGTAAAACTAAAGAAGAGTTCGACGCAAAAGCGCCCACCATCTTCTGCGGCAGTGGGCGGAGGGCCAAACTGAAATCAGAAGCCCCGTCCACCGGACACGCCAGCGCAATAAATGAAGATGATTACCCGTATTAAATATAACGAAATATGACCGAGGAATTACAAAAGTTGCTCTGTACGCTCGAAATTGTCAAAACCAACGTCAAAGGGCGCCACTGGACACTGAAAGGAGAGAAATTCCGCTCGTGGCATTTGCAGTTCGATCAAATATACGATGTTTTGAAAGAGGCAAGCGATACGGTCGGGGAATTGATTGTACAGGCTGGGGATGTCCCCTTTCATGCGCCCTCACAGTTTCTGCGGCATTCGATGTGCGAGGAGCAGTTAAGCGTTGTGGACTGGCGGAATATGGTAGCGGACACGGACCGTGAACTGGGTGAGATCATCCGATTCATCAACGACACCGTGCGGGCCGGTATTTATGATCCCTCCGTAGAGAACGATTTAACGGCTATTTCTTCAAGACTGAAACACGAGCGGATGTTTTGCTCGCAAACATTGGAATAGACTATGAAACGAATTATTTTTACCCTTTTTGCCGTATTTGCGGCCACAGCGCTTTGCTGCGCTCAAAATCCGAATGAGACGCGCGTTGTCAAAGACGCTTCCGGACGCGTGAAGTACACCGTCCACAAAACAGGGGATCGGGAAATAATCAAGGATTCGAAGGGAAAGGTCGCAGGCACGACACGCGAAACAAAGGATCGTAAATATTACTATAATTCGAATGGCTCGTCGGCAGGTACAGAAACCAAACGGGAACCGACAAGCAGACAACGGGAAAGACATAATACAGCAAGTTCTAAATCGAACGACCGGAAGTGATTGGGTTCGGGAGTACCGCTTCCATCCCAAAAGGTTGTGGCGATTCGACTATGCGTGTCCGCAGCATAAGGTTGCAGTGGAGATCGAAGGCAATATCTTCGCTTTCGGGCGTCATAACAGACCTCTGGGAATGGTCAAAGACATGGAGAAGTATAATTCGGCTACATCATTGGGCTGGAGTGTCCTGCGGTTTACGCCTCCGACAACCAGAGAGGAGTTGTCGCGCTTCGGAACCACAGACTGTATGGATTTAATCGCAGATGTGCTGAAACAAAAAGAGGGGTATTAAACCCCTCTTTTTTTCATACCCCAATAATCGTATCGTGCATTTCTATACCGGGAGTATTGGACGTTATAGGTGGTTTTGCAAAATGAAATAAGGCCTTGACAATTCCATCCGAACCTATTTGGACTTTGAACAAATAATTGGAGGCGGATGTAAATATCGATGACATATAACCCTGCGGATAATTACGCTGAATCATTGCAAGAAACTCCGTCGATCCCGGACCTGCTATAGTCCCAAGCAACATAGAAGCATTATTTGTTGGGGCAACAGCTGTGGGGCTGGAATATTTTATATGCCAAATATTACTGTGAGATTCCTTATATACGGTTAATTTGCCGCCAAGGAACGTATATGATAAGAAAGACGGGGCTGCATGGGATATTCGACTAACGACATCTGACCCTAATTTACTGAATACAACTGATTTGTTTGCAATATTATCAGTTGCTACCGCTCCATCCTGAAGCTGGGAGGTACCGATGCTATTTGCTGCCATACTCCTATTCTGGATCGTACTGTCCGCAATATTATCTCCTTTTACGACCTTATTGCCCAGCATCGTATTCGTGATGAAGCCCGCCGGTATGGTGAGGCCCTCGGATGTCGGGGTGAAAGTTTTCCAGATGGCAATGTTGGCAGCGGTAAAAGCTCCCACAGTGGTGCCGGATGCGCCCGCACTGGCAGATACGGTGAGTTCGCAAGTGGTATAGGCGTAAAAATCCGTCCCTTCTTTCGTCGTTCGAAGCGTTGTATTTGTCTTTGTTGCGATGAGATAACCCCCAAGTGTCAGGTTGTTATCAGTGCGGAACCCGTATATGTCACCCCTGTAATAGATATATCCGGGCGTTACCTGATTACTGCCAACCGTATCGAATCCAGACAGAATGGCAATGTCTTGCACCACACTGTTAGAAGATGCGTTGTAGGAATTATGCCGGGTTGCTATGACCCCCAAATCCCGAATCAAAGATGCAAACTTTGTAAGGTCAGAAATATATACGGGATTACCCCCGGAAGGTGCAGATGTCAAATATTCAAAAACAGCCATATTATATTATTTTTAGCTCCACTTTGATGCCATACAGTAACATAGCGTTCAAATCGGCTATGAAATCATCATAATCATTGCTATCTGCCAGTTCTTTGGGAATAACAACAGTTGTGGAGTTGCCAAACAAAGACCCCTCCGTATAAAAATAAGTCGGGGTATTAGCAGTTTCTGTTGCCTTATTCTCGGCTTCGATACTGACGTTACAGAATCCCGCTTTGCCGGCATCTCCCCGATAGTAAATACATATCGATCCGTCATTGTATTTGTATGAATGCGACAATCTTATCCAACGTCCAGCTTGCTCGACAGGAACATTTACAAATTCATTCTCATTTCCCAAATTTATTTTCGTCGGTGCCGTATCGCAAAATACGTCGGCTGATACTGTCAGGAAATCTCCAGATACGACTCCCGTTTTTGCCCTAAAATCGGCGCCGGCCCAATATATACCGTACCCTTTATTGGCGGTTACTGTCATACATTCCCTTCCTTCGTATTCTTCGAAAACGTAAGTACCGTTCGAATGCCATTGGTCGTACTTGGGAAAGTGAGCCAATGTTGGGTCCTTCATCAGGTTATCATTATAAGAGTATATATATACAGGAACAGCACCCTCCTCTCCGGCAGTATAAAAATAGACCATATCTGCACTATTGACCTGGATGCTTATTTGTCCGTACTGCCCATAATATTTGTTGAGGATGCCTAAAACTTGCGCCTGACCGTATTGACAAGCTGCTATCGCATACGACTTACGACGGATTCGATCCCAGCTTTCCAGGGTAGGTAATAACGGATATATCAGACTTAATATAAATCGATACAAGGTATTTAATTGGGGAGAACAATATCCCTTTTCTGTGCGAAGACCATTAGTCAGGGCATAATTGGGCCGTAGCACTTGAAATATCAGTTGTTTTATATCAATGGATCGTATCATTACACCGGAGATATATAGATGTCGTTTTTTCCCGTCGGCTCTCCTGGATTAACACTTTGCATCTCCACCAGCTCACGAGCAAAGTTGAAATATCCTGCGGGAATGGTTATCTGCCCATTGACAGGAGTAATCGGCTCTTCCTCACTTGAATCCGTAACGGATATATTATTGAAATAAGCGTCACGAATCCCCGGAGCACTTTTTATTGCAGATTCTATATCGTTCACATACAGGGGGTCATCTCCCCGCAGAGCAGCCTGAAAAGAGAGCAGCACCTCTCCAATCTGTTGCCAGATCACAGACAGGGAATATTCTTTGGAATAACGAATATAGAGGGATGTACAGTTCAGAATTGCCGGAGCCGCACTGGTAATCTGCATCTGAAACCCCAATGGGAGAAAGCTGTTCATATAATCCGAAAAAGACTGTAACTCGCCTGCAAGCAACGGCGTAATATAACCGTCATTGTCGATCTTCGCTACCTTCATGACAATCAAGCCATTGTCCGTGGACGAGATGGCCAACTGTTTGATGATCTGCTGATCCGGATTTATTGTCGCATATCCATATCGATATGTTTGGGAATCGACGATGGTCAGGGACGCCCCATATTGGAAGGCAAGAGCCGTATCGATATAATATTGACGTCCCATTACCTTTAAGGAACGGGCAGACGATTCGACCGTTTGTTCTGAATTGCTGATCTCCAACTTGACAATATTTAAGACCGACGCAACCGTTGATATAATTCGATTCACAATGGACGAGGAACTCGTATTATTCAGGATCGGCACCAGTATTTTAATATTCGTGCGTATATCGTCGTAAAAACTCATCAGTCACTAACAGTTAATATTTGATTATCTTGTGTTTGGAAATAGCTCCCTTCCGCCGTAATAAAATTAGGGGCCAAAGCCGAGGATATTTCGTCAAATAACGCATTGAGATCAGCATCAGGAATCGAAACACTGTTTAGCGGGTGTTCCTCCATTACCTCCGTTGCGGCATTGTTACGAACGATGTCCGATACGGTCAGCCGCTGCCCGGCATACAGCGTTGGTGTATAGCTGTCCAAGCCGTTAAGGTCCAGATTCTCATCCAACGCATACAGGGAGCCGTTCGCATTGATACATACGTCGTAAATCGTTTCTCCGCCTTTAACCACGTAATCCATTCCTATTCTCCTGCATATTTGGCCCCTATTTCGAAATCGTACAACCCTTCACTATTTCGGGAATACAGGATGGAAATCTGGGATGCGCCATCTTCCCTGATCTGCGATTTGGCCCGGGTGACAATGCGCTGTACCTCCCCGTCGGTGATATTATAAGCCCTTTCTTCCATCGCTGTTCCGTATTGGGGCTGGAATATATTCACGCAGGATTTGATGAAAAGCAGTTGGGCGTTTTGCTGGCTGCATGTCGAAGCGACCGCAAAATCCCCTCCGTCGTCACCCTGTACTACGGCAACGTCATTCCTGACAAAATCCCATCGAATATCCTGCATACGCTACAAATATAGGTTTACCTTACGAAGCCGATACATAAGTCTGCCCCGCCTGCGAGATTTTAACTATCACCGTACCGGAAGCCGGATTCCCGCCGGAAGTTCCGGAAACGGTGATTTGAACCTTGTCCCCCTCCAGCACCGCAGGCTGCCCGTCGATCCTCACTTCCTGCGCCGAACCGGTTATCACTCCTGTTCCCGCGCCGTTCCCATCCGTTACGGCCGTGGCATTCGTGACAGTGATTGTCAGCGAACCCCGGTAACAGGCTTTACCATCCGCCTTCGTCGTCGTGCTCGGAGAAGTAGCAATCTGCGCCGTCGCCGCCGGGGTACACTCCAGCGTACACCCTTGAACAGCAATATACTTTCCCATCAGGTTATCGTTAAATGGCCGTTGTTTATATTCACTTCAGAGCCAGATATAATCACACTATTCGATCCTTGTTGCAGAGTTAGCTGGCTATCTGCCACTCCGATTCGTGTCTGTAATTGACCGTTCCGAAACAAAGATAGATTAGCCGCAATCCGATTAAGATTGAATCTGGTATAGTTGTTCTCATCTTGGGCACGGAATACTGTGACAGATCCGGTATTTGCCACTATGTAATCGACGGCCGGATCGCTGTCGAAGTCGAATTGTAGGCGTAATTCTTCTACCTCCGTCATCGCCACGACAAATGACAGTTCCGGCCGGTCTTCGACAAAACCCACGATAACGACCGATCCGACTTTGGGGTATAATAGAGCGTTAGCATTACCGCCCTGTATGGGCGCGAGGCTTATGTCCGGTAAAGTAACCTCGCTGTCGATGCTAACGCTCATAGTGTTCGTTTCCGTGTCCACTTCTTTGACCGTGCCATACACAAAAGCCACAGTCTTACTTCTGCCTATCAGGTTACGCAAATCGCGCCCCAATGAAGCCATCATCCTGTTGAATTTCTCCTGTCCCATATCACTATTGTCCCGTAAATACGAGGGTTTTATCAGTTACTGTCAGCACCTGGTGAAATCCGTTTTCATCGCACCGGTAAGAGTGCCCTATCACATAATATCCCCCCGACAGATCATCGAAGAGGGTATCTTTGTATTGTACATAGTCGAAAAGCCGAACCGTCGGATATAGCATCGTCGTAATGGTACCCTTGTTGCTGTTGGTACGCAGGCCCGACAATGCGGCATCTCCTACTTGCTTGGCGATCTCCCCGTCCCGGCATTTGATATACGGCAGCGACACCACCTCTCCGTTATCCGCTCCCGTTTCGTATTCGTAGAGCTTCCCGCCGCTGATGTATTTAACCACCACGCGATACTTGTCGAAAAAGCCGTTATTGATGCTGATGTCCCGATCTATGACATTGACCGAAGTATCGAGCTGCACCGTTTCTTTGGCGTTCTCCGTAATACCTACACCGCAATACAGCCTGCCGTCGGTATCTACACGAGAGTAGAGATTATACATCCCCATAACCCGCTCCAGTGCGAAAAACGGCGATATGCCTTTCCAAGTAGAAAGAACGAAGCTGCCTTCCATAGACTTGTCATCGACGGTAAGCCGGTTCCAGTCATCCGCCAGCTTCATGCTGTCCCGGTACTCCTGAAATTTAGGGTTGGCGACCTCGATGATTTCCTGCATCATTGTCTTTACGGCGGTTTCCTGCGTCCAGCTTTTGGCGATTGTACCAAAACGCAGGACAAAAGCGCCGTCTTCGCACTGTATCTGCGTCGGAAAACCGCATACTACATTTTTCACGAAGCCGTCGAAAGCGACGATCTCCGGCATTTCGTAGCCGTTGAATCCACAGATGTAACGCAGTTTTACAACTACGTGCGCTCCCATTATAATTTGGGCATCCTGTTGGTCTATACGGATGTATGATTTGACGTTTTTACCGATCGCATCCCCCGATGACTTCTCTTTGAGAATCGTATAAAACGGCATACGGATATTGGCGGTACCGAATATGTTGTCCCGCGAATCCTCCGTAGTGAACGAAGTAAAGGGCCCTATGGAGCGCCCTTCGATGAAAACTTCATTCTTGCAGATAAAGTAATTGCCGACAATCTTGCCGCTCATAACTTATACGTTGGTTTTAGCCGTCGGTGGTTCCGCCTGCGCTCCGTCGCTGTTTTCGACATACAACAGGGCGTAATCCGTATTCACCTCCAACAGATCGAGGCTTACCTCCCACACCGTGGAACCTCGCTCCGGGGTGACGGAATAACTCTCCAATACGACATTGAAGATATTAAACTTGTCATTGAGAATCGGGTTCTCAATTTCAAATACCCGATCTTCAGCCTTGATCTGCCGGAATAATTCAGCCAACTCTGCGGCAATACCATACCCTATTTCCTTATTGATGACAACATCCGACGATAGCTTATAAGGATTCAGCAAATCGACAGAGTTCGGTTTGGATTCCAGCTTGAACGAAATATTAACGCTTGTCGGTTCGTTGGCAATCCGTTCGAAAATCGTAGGTCCATCGACAAGCTGCGAACGGCTTATCAGCTTACTCCCCTGTATGGAAATATCGAATCCGACAGGCATCAGATACTCGTCGAAAGCGATATAATAATCAGTTGTCGGTTCCGTCCGATCTAATTCTTCGGATGTAAAAATAGGCCTATTGAGTGTCGAGCGGTCGAAGCGCGATTTGGCGACCTGATTCAACAGCTCTTCCGGTGTCGGCTTTCCGGTTCTCTGACTTCCTCCATTGGTAAATACCTGCCGCCATACTCCCGTTTCGGCAAGGACGAGTTTCGCAGCAGACAGCCCGCTGTTAATGGCATCGGCAACAGGCCCCGTAATGCCGCCGATAGCTCTCCCCGGTGTGGAAAAGACCTCTTTCGCTGAATTTATAACGCGGTCGATCTTACTCTCGGTACTGGTTTCATTTGCTATCTTTGCCATATTACGTTACACTGGTTGCGTTGTTCAATGCGATCGTCAATCCCCGCACTACTACCTCCTCGATCTTGGGTTCCAGCTTGCGGCCCAGCTCCTCGATGTTCTCCACCGAGGCGATGTTTATATCCATATCAACAATCTCCTTGTTGAAGTTGATGAAAACCGATTTAGAACCTTTGGACAGGTCGGATAGCTGCTGTGCATCGGCATCTGCGGCTCCGCCGAACAACTTTTCAAACTGCTCTCTATTATGAGTTTCAGCAAAATAGCTCATTACATTGGCAAGCATTTGTTCCCTATTAGGAACGTAGCGTCCAGCCTCCAGCAATGTACCGCTTGTTGATGGATTCATTTTTCCCGGATTATTCAAATACCACTCATCACGCCAACGATTAGCATATCCGATTGAATCCTGATTCCATTTTCGGTATTGTTTCTCATATTTATCGTATGTAAAATTTTCATTTGTTAAAGCAATTCTATGAGTCAATACCGTGTCCTTCAATTTGGCAGAGAGGCTGTCGGGGGAAATCTTAACGCCCATCGAATCTAATTGTCTTGTAATATCTGGCAATAATTCAGGAAGGTTTGCTGCCGCAACTTTTTCGCGTGCTTTCAAATGAATTTCATTCAGTTGTGCCTCCCCTTCCCTGCCTTTTATTTTTTTGCCTGTATATATTACTTGACCATCAGGGCCTAAAATCACTTCCGGAAATTTCTCTTTGGATTTTCCGATGAGTTCGTCAATCCATTCGATAAGTTTAGCGACTAAAGGCCCAATCGACGATGTCAATACGGATAGTTCGGTGACAAAAGATTCCAGTTTTTCACCGAATTTATCCACGTCGATATTGCTTGCCCAGCTCACGATCTTATCGCCCAGCCAGCTATACAGTTTCTCGTTGGCTTGGGCGATCTTGTCCCAGTAGGGCGAAAGGCCATCGGCAATACGCATCCAGAAGTTTTCTTTGGCCAGCGCGATCTGTCCTCTAGCCTTCATTACCGGATGCGATTCGACAAGCTCGTTAAACTCATCCAGCACCGAGCGCAGGTTGCTTTTGTTCTTGAGCCAGTCGCGGTAATCGCCCTGAACACCCCGCTCCTCCATCATATTCATCGCCAGCTTGCCGATGTATGGCGCCTGTGTGGTAAGTTCATTCAAATCCCGACTATTCGGTACGGCCATTGCGAGAAGCTGCTGGATATTCCGGTTCACACGATCGAAGCTCAAACCACCCACGTGAGCGATCTTGCCGACAACTTCCGCCAGGTGCGACGCCTCCTCCGGGGTCAGCTTCTTGCCGTCCACGTTCAAGCCCGTAAACATATTCATCGCATTCAGCATCCCGACACGGCTGAAACCATATTCGGCCGCTAACTGCGTCGCACGGTTCAGCGTCGCCTGGTAGTTGCCGCCCAACCCTTTCTCCGCCATCCGCATCTGCATAAGATTGGAGGCCGCCTCCGCCATATTGTTCGAGTTCAACAATTTGGTGCCGATCAGAAGAGGCAACCCGGAGGACGCCAGGCGCCACGCGTGCACACCCATCCATATCTTAGCAGCCCCTATAGCTACTTGGCCGAACGCACCGAGGGCCGGGATAGCTTTTCCCACGACACCCGTCAGTGAGGTAAAGACTTTCCCCAGATTGACGGCATTATACCGCAAGCCGGAGAAAGAGGAAACATTGTTGAAGAAGCTGTTCTGAAAGGTCTTGACCCGCTTTTGGAACACGCCCAGCCCGTTCTGCCAGCCCGCCTGCGAGAAGCGCCACTGTCCGAATTGGCGCAGGTGCCAGCGAGCGCCGATGTTAAGCCGCTCCTCCAGATTGCGCTGTTTCCACTTTCGCGCCGAGCGAGCAATAATTTCCTCGTCTGTTAATTTCTTCTTCTTGGAATAGCCCGCAGTGGCTTTTTCATTGATCTCCTTTGCCGCCTTCTTGAGCGTTCCGAGCTTGGCAATCGTAGCGTCCAACTGCGAATCATCGACCCGCAGCTGGAGCTGAATGCTATATACCATATTACCTGCCATCAGTTTCTCTTAAAAGGTGCAAAAAGGATTGAATCGATGATTACCAGAGCCGCAGTATAATACTTGTCGATGTCATAGGCCGACATCTTATCTTCCAGTCCCATAATCGGTTCATGGAAGATATAGGACACGACCATCTTTTTGTAAAGAAGCGGATCGCCGTCCGTGATGTATTTCTTCAGCTCTTCGGTTATTGCTGACGCGGGGCCTCGTCTTCTGCCAGCAGGCCCCAAGTCGCTAAAAAACGGTTGAGGTCCTCCTGCACCTCTTTACTGCTGAACAGGGAAATGCAGGCCATCATATCGTTCTGAAGGTCTTTAACGACCTTTTCGTCGTCGATGGTCATCTTGACGAAACGACAGGCAAGATCGGCCGTTTCGTCGAGGTCACGGCCAGCCTGAATAAGCGACAAGCCAAACTTGGTATGTTCGACGCTCGTCCTGGAAAGACGGCAAACATTAACCGTTGCGGATGTTTCGATCTCGACAAGGCCGCCTTTGCCGTCCGCACCCCGTTTGAAATAGGTGACTTTTACGGGATAGGTAGTGATAGGATTTGTTCTGGACATAATTTAATACATTTTTAGTTGTTAATAAAGGGGCGGCACAACCGTCCGCCCCGATGATTTTTCAGACCAGTGGCACGATGTTGCGCTGCACGCCTGTACCTCGCAGAGACAAGGAACCGATCGTTTCGACATCATTGCGATTCACGCTGCCGCCCTGTTCCTGCACCACTGCATTGAGAAGCGTATATACGACGGTGCGAGGGGTCGCTAACCCTTTCATCGGGTAGCTCCATGAAATGCTGAAATTCTTAAGCTGACTCATAACCGCAATCTGCTCTGTTGCGGGCAGCGTAGCGTTAATCGCATCGATAAGGGTCTGCTGCTCTCCTTCCTGAAACGAAAGATTGGCAGTGTAGGTCGCATTTGACTTTTGAATGCCAATCGGATCGAAAGAGCCGATAGCGAATATTTCCTGAATATTCTGGCTGAACGTATAGGACAGCTCGGTACCGGTATCGATAGACAAGCAGGTTCCGTTCGAGAGCGTGAGGTACATCTGCACCTCGCCGCCCGCTACGATTATATCCTGATGATTCATGTTCTGTACTACTCTAAAGATGTTACGAAGAAAGTGGTGACAAATGCCTCCCGCAGCGTGGCATTGGGCAGGATGCGGATCGTGATTGCAAAGGCCCGACTTTTCACGAAGTTACCGTCTTTGGCCTCCAAAGTAACCTCGATCTCACTCGCATCGCCGCGCGACAAACGCGGCTGAATATAGTTGCTGCGGAATGTAGCCAGGATCGCCGATTTGTACCCGGCATTGATGTCACCGGAAGCTGTAACCGGAACCTGGGTATTGATGAGTTGCTGGAAATAATACTCCGCATCGTCGCATACTCCATTTGCGACGCGCACGAACTCAATCGCCGACAGAGCGTTGGTCGATTTGTTGAGCGTCGCACCGTCATTGTAGTAAACACCGCTGTTGCCGGGACGGGTGCGGGTGAAAAGGTACTGCTTGGCTCCGATGTCGTCGATAACACTCCGAGATACGACAGCGACATTGGTCGCTGCATTCGCTGTCGTGGCATTGACGAAATAATCAACCGGGCTTACGCTTCCCAAAGTCATCTGACCGATGGACTGCGCCGGATTGATCCCGGCAAGAATACCGAGAGCGCGGCCTACGTCGGCGGTGTATGTCGGATCGGGAGTTGTCAAAGCCAGTGCAACGCCATAGGCATTGTACGTATCGCCGCTGGGCAAATTGTTAATGTTCTGCCCGATACGTCCGGCATCCAGTACTGCCACCATACGATAACTTTCCGCGAACATATCCTGGATCAAGCCTTGTACATTCTGGATTGCTCCCTGACTTTTCGTCAAATCCTCCGCAAGACCGGAATCCGGAACTGTGGTATTGCTGGGATATACGAACCCGATAAGGCGCGGTCTGTTATCCCACAGCGTAGCGGTGGTTTGTCGGATTGCCTGTTTAATAGCGGGCATTTGTATTGCTGAAATACCTTTTTCTGCCGAATAATCATAGCCTATCAGCCACAATTTAGACCCGCTCCCTGCCTTCGAGTAAAACTCCGAAACCTGGAATTTGGCTCCATCGTCCAACGTGGAATAATCCGACAGTTCCTGCGCTTCTTCCAAAGAAGCAACCAGGACGGGGGTATCTATAAGAGGAGATGCCGAAGATACGGGAAGTACCAGCATCGCCACCCCTTCATTAGATGAAGAAGTGCCGATCGCGGTATCCTGCAATTCGACGGTTACACCTGTTCTTGCCATAATATCGAATTTTACTGTTATACTTTAGATGCCGGTTTTCGCCCCGGTTTAGCGCCTTCTTGTCCGGAATTGCGCCGACGAGCAAGTTCGGCCCGCGCCTCTTCCAGCGTCATAGAAGGAACGTCGGCTTTTTGCTCCGCAGAATCCGGGGAGACATTGCGTGCGCTCATGGACTTGGCGAACTGCGCGTCAAACATCTTGTCGAGATCCTCACAAGTCAAAGGCTCCTTTCCTTTCTCTATCGAGCACCACCGAACCTGCTTATGAACCCGAAGGGCGTCGGTCATGCGGGATTCTGCCTGCCACTGCTGACGATACATATTCCCGTCGTCCGTAATGAATACCTTTCCGAATTTCGCCGTAACGATCAGAAGGTTTTCAAAAAACTCGTCTTTATAGTTTACCATAGTGAATAATTTGTCAGATTGGTAGTAACGCTGCCCGACCACTTTCAATAGGCCGGGCAACGTGGAAACTTAACCTTGCGAAGGAGCCGTATATTTAGCCGGTACGATGTTCACGATACCTTTGCCGCCCTTACGAGCGCTACCGGCACCGAAACGCATATCCATCGAGAACTTCCAGCCATACGAGTTCGGATCGGCAACGACATGTACGTTCGTGTTGCCCATCGCCAGAATAACCTGCGAGGGGATGAAGCTAATAGCCAATCCGTATGCAGTAGCGGCCAGTACCGGCGCGGTATATTCCGGAATGGTACCGTTCGCCTGAACCTTGCCGTCGCAGTAAAGTTCAGGATCGACAACCTTCGATGTCGCCGTGTCGTAGGCCGAAGTCGTCGAACGCGACATGAAGTTGAAGGCAGAGTACTTGCCCAACATCGGACGCATCTCACCGGCAGTTTTGGTCAGCAGGCTCGTGAGGTACGGATTCGAAAGAAGTTGCTCCATGTAGGCGGCATCCATCACGCAATCGATGTCGCCATCCTTGATGTCGTAGTTCCAGTTCACGAACTTCGTCTGCGCCTTGATAAGGTCGTTAGGCGAGAGTTCCAACAGATCGCCGGCCGCCGCCGAGTTCACCGGGAAGGCATTGGCTGCGGCGAAATGCTTGACGGTGCCGTCAGCGGCGACACCCGACATCGGGACACTTGCACCAGCACTTTCTGCGATCTTCTGGAGGGCGTAGTTGTGGATGGCGTTCACCATGAAGCGCACGGCTTCGCTCTGCCCCCACGAACGATCGTCGTAGGCGAGGATATCGGTATTCGCCGCCTGCCAGAGAATAGGCTGAAGGGAGAAAACCTTGGTGACAAGCCCAATGGGGTCGTCATCATAGAGGTAGTCAGCCACATTCAGCGGAGCACGGTCGCCGTAGTAGATTTTCGGACTGATCGCCGATTCTACCCAGATGATACCCTGCTTGTCCGAACCGCTGGTGCGGGCGCAACGAGCCGCCCAGGTGTTGGCCGGAAGCAACTGTTGGTAGAAGAGCGAAAGCCATTCGACGACGGCCAGGTCCGGGGTTGTCGTGACGAAATCCGAGGAGTTGGCGCCGGAGGCCAGCTTTACGGCAGTGCGTTCCGCGATCGTCGAGAGTTTTTCGTACCGGCCTTCGCCATTGCGAACATTGATATTGCCCATAAAAGCCTTGAAGCCTTCATCCGAGTTTACGATAGCTGCAAGCTCCCGGGCGGCTTCCACTTTCGATGCGTGCTCCGGACGGCAAACGTCCGTAGGCGCGACAGTAAGCAGCCGCGCCGCAGCGTTGAATTTCGTCTTGCCTTCAGTTGTGGCAAGGAATTGATGGAGTGTTTTGTTCGTTTCCATACTTGCTTTCAGGTTGATTTTGTGGGGATCGATGATTTGTGCCTTGCCCGCCTCACTCGTCGCCTCCTTATGCTGAGTACCCACCTCCGTATCTGATGTCAGGGTCGTGGGTTTAGGCTCGGGTTCCGGCGCTTTCTGCGGTTCAGGCTGCTTCTCGGCCTCTTTTCCGGCCGCTCCGAAAAACGACTTCAACTTGGTTACGATCTTCTCGGCGATACTCTCTGTATCTTCCGCATTAAGCGTTCGAAGCTCTGCCTCGTTTTCTGCCGCAGGGACAGGCTCCGCAGCGGACAAAGTAGTCGCCTCCTTTGCGGGGTCCTCCTTCTGGATCGTCCCGTCTTTAGGGTCTTCTTGCGTCATGTTGCTTTTGTATTTATTGATAAGTGAATGATCTTTAGCCGACAAGGTTGTTATGCGTTCCGTCTGGCTGGGCGCGAACTCCGCAGCGAGCATAACCTTTTCGCCCTTGAAATCCGAAACCGCATCGGAATTGGACTGGAGAGAGCATAGCGACACTTCATATACAAGGAAGTAAGTCGCATATTTAACTCCCGTGGATTCGTCTTCTATCTCCCGGCTGACCCCTCCGATGGAAACAGCCCTGTAAAATCCGTTTTCGTACAGGTATTTCGCCGTTTTACCCCGCTCCGTCCCCTCGGCAAATTTCAAAGTACCGATCCAGTCGTTGCCTTCCCGGTGAATATTTACGACATTTCCGATAGGTTGGCTATCCCAATCGTGATTCTCCAACAGCACCGGATTCTTTTCATAACGCGACCAGTCGATACCGTCGGACAAAACGACCATATCATAATCGTTGATCGTTTCGTTACTCAATACCTGCCTTAACTCTGCCATACAAAATGCGTAATTTCCTGCCCAAATATAGGTTTACCTTTGATTGCTAAATAATCCACCCGCAACGGAAAAAATATTTTTCCGACATACCAGCACAAGAACGGCCAAGACGATCCAAAATCCCTTCATCTGCGTCTGCTGCCACCACGTCAATTTACGTTCAACCTCGACGATATCCGTATTCACCCGATCGCGGTAAATCATACTGTCCCGATATATCACCTCTTTCTCTGTTGGTATGGGCTTTTTCTGCGGCTTATTTGCCAGCGAGTGGAACAACGCCCCGTCGGGAGTTATTAGAGCGTCAGAAACGGCGTATGACGTTTCCAAATGGCTCGTTGTATCTCGGACTGTCTGACGCTCACTTTCAATCGGAACCTTGACAAACACCGTGTCCGGGATATACTCGGTACGAACGACGGTTTCGACCCGCACACTGTCCTGCGTCGAGGTCGTCAAATGACGACAGGGACAACAAGCGACAGCGAGCGCCGTCACGATTCCGCAGAGTATGACCTGCCGCAGCTTCATCGGGTCATCGGAATATAGATCGTCTCTCCGGCCGGTTTGGACAACAGTTGTTTTCGCTGCCTCCCATCTTGATGCTTATACCCGATATGCACCCAGCGGGGCGTTCCGGCGGCATCCTCGTTTTCCGAAATCATCTGATCGAACCGCTTGCCCCGAAGCCATTCCCGGCAGAACGACTTGAACTCCCGGAGCCGTCCGTTGTTAGGCACCAGATCGACGGCCCAGCCGACGCAATGCGCCGAGGTCGCCGAACCGCCGACGGCCTTGTTCAGTCGATAACCTCTATATCCGGACGAAACGGTCAGGGCCGGAGTTCCCCAATGTTCGTTCGCACACAACACGGCCCACGCCTCCCGCAGCGGATCGATCAGGCGGTCGATCATCTCTTCAAGGTTGCGGCGATGTTCTTCCGTCGGCGCATTGTCCAAATTCATCTTTCGGGCCGTTGCCGAATAAGTGAGTTCCTGCAAGGTAAAATGTTTCATTTCGACTGCTGTTTTTTGGATTCTTCCCGCGTACGGTCGAGCGTGCGGAGCAATTCGATAATATCTTTGGGGTCTTTGGCGTGCGCCAATTCAGCCACGATGTCGCCGATCTTCGCTGCCGACGACCGAGCCGCCCGGAGATTCTCCCGCACGCTCCACGCCTCGATACACACGGCGATCACGGCTGACACGGCCGACGCATAGGGCATCGACCAAATCCCGAACAACAGTCCCAATACATCGACGCACATGAACAACGCCGTCACCTTGCCGTAGTCCCCAAATTTGGTAAAGGTGCGGCGAAGCCCGTGAGAATCGATCGGCAGCTTCAATGCCCGCGCCTTGCGAATCCCGGCCCGCATATCGACCATTACGGCGATAAACATAACAATCCAGATGATAATTTCCGCCAGTGCAGCCCGGCGGACCGTCAGTATATCCACACCGAAAATATCGGCAACCCCGTCAAACATCACAACCACGATTATCCCTCCCAAAAGGTATATTTCTCTTGCATGCGGGCTATATATTCATCTCGCTCCCCGGCCGTGGCATCGCGCCACGTCCCGGATTTCTCCCCGGGGAGTTTTACTCGTCGGGTAAGGTAAAGCCGCTCTTCGTCCGACACCTCGGCGGCCTGGGTGATGTAACCGCCCTCTTCGGCGATCTGCTCCGTAAAAGTTGTTTTCTGTTCTTTCATAGCAAATTTTAGTTTATGCCGCAGCGAATGAAATATGTTTGCCCTGAGCCGCCGTATTGACCGCATACCAGTCTGCCTGCTGCGGGTCGGTCAGCTTGGCATATACGTCCGCATGGACCGTGACCGTGATGGCCGATGTATTGGTCGCATTCTCCACCAGATACTGAAAAGATTCGAGCGTAAGCAGCGGGCTGTCCTTCAGATTGACATTATATCGTAATTGTTTGATTCTTATCTCCTGTAGGGATTTACACGATGTAAGTGCCGTATTGTTATTACTGTTTTCGAATGTCATACCCCCGACAATCGTGACCAACTGCCGACATCCGTAAAATAGATAAGCACAATTTGAAAACCGCACAAACGTCGATTCCGGACATAGGTATATAGTCTTGAAGTTGCTCGACGTGAAAGTCGAGCTGGCCGTTACGTTAATTTCATTCGTAAACTGGTTCGGAGCCTTCCGAGGCGGAAGATTCACCGGAATATCAGTACTGTAAAGCGCCGAATCCCAGTTCGAATTATTCAATACATTGTGCGACAGACTGTATATTCGGGTCATCACACTGTTGGAAATACCCGTCACGGAACCTACCGTCCAGCTCTTGCTCGATGGATTCCACACCGCACCGGCCGCCACGAACAGATCGTGCAGCGGGCTGCCGGAGGGAGTGGACGGCACCCTTTCGGAAAGTTTAGCATCGATTTCTGGACCGGTAAAAATACTTTTATATACTCCAGCCATATTTATTCTATTTCTGTTACGCGATCGTTCCTGTCATCCGTTTTGTCCGTAATCGTCACTCCCTTTAATTCTTCTGAAGGGTGCAAATCGTCGTATGTCGCATAATCTACGATTCGGGTTTCATACTGCAACTCTACGACTGATACGCTGGTGCCGATCTCCCGATCGAAAGCCTGGGTCGTATAGGTCCGAAAACCTCGATAAAGAGGATAAAAATTATATTTTCGGATCAGCTCGCCAAAGTCCTCTCCCTGTTTCGCCTTTTCGATATAACTGCGGACCTGCATAGCCAGGTTGAGCGTCTTTCGTTGCTGTTCGTTGAACGAAGCCGCCGTCTGATCGTTGAAATTGGCGATTATGGAGAAAGAAATTGCCACTTTATCCATGATAAGACCGCCGATATGCACATCCGCCCGGGTGCTGTTGTTCACACTCACGGCAACGCACGGAAGAACCGTATTGATGATTCCCCTTCCGTCGTCCGTTACCGCTCTGACAGCGATTTTCTCCTTCGTAACTACGGGAGCTTTGCGTAAGGACTTAACAAAAGCGTCTATAATATCTCCGAGCATACTCAATGACTATCTACTGCGGACAAATATAGGTTTACCTTACAAATCGCGTCTGTGTTTGGTAAAAAAAGCATCTAACAGGCGGTCGAAACGCGCTTTCGTTGCAGAGCCTACACCCAGAAACTGCCTTTTTTTGACCGGACCGTCGTATTTCCACCGGCCCCGATGCACATCGCCCCGCTTTGCCGATCGGTAAGCAGTATGATGAGGAGGCATCCCGCCCTCGTTGTGCGCCCGGGCAAATGGAACGTCCGTCCCTACAAAAATATCGGCATCATTGCGTCCGATACGACGGGAAATCCACTTGAAACTCTTCTTCAGAAAGCCGTTGTAATCCAATTTGGGGTATCTGATGTTGCTTTCCCCGCCGAAAGCCGTACGATCCGGCCATTTACCGCCCGGAGAACCGGCGAAACGCTCTTCTTTGAAACTTTCGTGCGTCTGTTCCAGCATCTCCTGTCCAAGTTGTCGCGGAATATCCCGTACTACCGTCGCCCGAAACTGGCGAAGATTGCGAATAAGGTCATCTATATCCGGCATAATTACTCGTTTTTGTCGTCAGATTCCTTATTTTTACGTCCCTTGTTGAACATATCCGACACTTTGGAGGTCAGGGAACTCACCCAGGAGGAATTATTGACCTTCGTATCTATGTCATCGGCGCTCATGCCAATTTTGGCATATACCTCCGGCTTGAAACGCATACCCTGTTTGGCTGCGACGCTTCCGGCGCGTTCGAAGGTGTCGATGGAGATCGTCTCATTGGGAATCTCCACGAGTTCCGCCGTAAAAAAACGGTCATCCTTGAATATGCGGGCCAGCTTGGACAGCGTAGCGGGCATATTGAACATCGCCAGACAGCTTTCCGTATCGTCATCCAGAATGTCGTGATACATGTTCATATGGATTTGTGCCAGTTCTTCGGAATTGGTATTCTTCTCGGTAGCACCGAGCAGCGTGCCGCCGGTCACCAACTGCATGATCTCCGACCGGTATTCGCTGATATACTCCTTGAATACCCGGAAGGCGTCCGCATACGACTGGGTGTTGATTGGATTGACTTCGACCTGATACAGATTTTTACCCCCGTTTGCATATTCGTTGCGGAAAGGCACGACGGGAATGGTCATCGGATCGAGTTCCTGGGCCAGCGATACGGCAATGTCCTTGGCATCCTCGTTGTTGGCCATATAACCGATTACAGTCAGAGGAAACGAATATCTTTTTGCCAGAGCGCCCCAGTTGTTGTACATATCCACGATCCCGATCATGGCACGAGAAATGGGTTGCAAAAGTCCCAGCCTGAAATCCTGGTCCGTCGTAGGCTCGAAATAGAAGAGGTTATCCCATTTGTCCGCAGTGACAATACTGTAATAATCGTAAGTCATATTCCGCAGCCCCCGGTTGAAAATATCGATGTTCCGCAGCGGAAAATCTACGATCTCCCAATCTTTGGTATCGATGCAGAAAACCCTCACTCCGTAAAACTTCGACAACAACAGTTCCCGCATGAACCCCTTGAACCAACGTGTGCCGGTGTATGTTTCCGTCATCGATTTGTCGATTTTACCGTTGATTTTGAAGGCAAAATCTTTCTTTTTCAACGGAGTAAGGCGCTTTTCGATCTGGGATTGCAGAAACGGGCTGGACTGAATACACCACGAATAGAGCGTATCGAGATACACCAGATTACTGTAATTCAACGCATTATTTATGGCGTTACGCCAATATGACGGCGTGAACTCCGCATAGTAATTGTTGAACAGGTACTGGGATTTGACAGAACTATTCCCGACCACCTGCGGGACTGTAAACGGATTGATCGCCGGAGTATGAAATTTAGCCATATTATCCTCGATATTGTCTATTTATCGTAACCAGCACGCCTTTCGTGCCGTTTTCCTGCAATTTGGAGGCTCCGTTTTCCATCGAAACCTGCCCTCCCTTCAGCTCTTTCAGCGTGATGTTGGCCTGCTCGAAATTCGCTTTCAGCGGCTCGCTGATCTGGACGGAGGGAGCGCATACGTTGTAAGCCGTGAATACCTTGAGAATCCAAAGCAACGTCTGATCTTTCTCCTCCTCGTCGGTAATGGACAACAGATCTTTGATGTCGTAATAGTTGCCGATCTGTGCATACACGTTCGCCAATGCCGTATTGTAGGCATTCCGTACAATATCGGGGTATAACTCCTCAAACTCCTGCAACTGAACCGGAGATACCCATTGCAACAGCTCCGATTTTCGGAAATACATATCCGTAATATTGACCTGAACACCCGACACATAAGCCGCAAGGCCGGAAGAAGCGTCCGAAGTTCCCGCCACCATCAGAATTACGGTAGTGTAATCGTGCGTGAACTCAAAAGGAAGGGCTTGCGTCACGGCCGCCACGTTTACAGGACGGTCGGCAATCTGCTCTATCCCCGAGCCATCAGAAGCGACAAGGAAAATGGAAACTTTGAAATCCCCGCCGTGTTGCGGGAATATGACCCGGCTTCCCTCCTCCAGTACCGCCGTTTCTATACGGCACGACAAACAGGCGGCATCCGGGGCTGAACTTACAGCACCCTCCTCCGAAACGGAGTATCTTTCATTTTGCCAGGCCGACGGGTCCGGCTTGAATATGACAGCCATATATTTTTAACTTAACATGCGTTTTTGGCAACCTCCGCGTCGTATCAGGTAAGTATGCCCGTAAGTCCCTCTCGCAACGACCATATCGCGCGACAACAGGGAAACCCCCTTGGCACAAGCATCCGGGATGTCGTCTTTCTTGAGTTTGTTGTTGTTCCGGGCGAAACGCAGGAACTGATCTATGGTAATTTCGCATACGCCGCTCTCCTTGACCAAAGGAGAGAAAATAAATTTGCCATTGCGGAACAGAGGTTCCAGCGTCGCCTCGATAAAAGTGAACTTATCCCCGGTATTGCGCGTGTCCCAATTCAAAGGACATACCCACCCCCGTTCTTGCTGGAACATCTCGAAAGTCGTCTCGAAATCCAGCGGCAACTGTTTTTTCTCCATCAGTATGCGGGGTGCAATCGGCGCTTCTCGGTAAAGCTCATAGATGTTTTCCAGCATCTGGCGGGTAGTACCTTGCACCGCCCGCACGTCGATAAGCCAGATTTTTCCCCGCGCCTGCCCCAACAACACCGAAGCTTTGTAGTCATTGACCTCCCGATCTTTGGCCGACGGGTCCGTATAAATGATACAATCCACAAATTCCGACGCAGGAGGCAATTCGCCCCAGTTTATCTTCTTGAACACCTCGCCTTCACCCTCGTCTGCATACTCACCCTCCATGAAGCGCCTTTGCTGCATCAGACTCATAGTCGATAACGTACCCAGATAATCTTCGGAAATATGTTCCAGATTATCATCGACGCTGAAGTGCATTACAAGCGACTTTTTTACCTGTCTCTTATACACATC